ATACGGATGCGGGTGTAGAAATCATAAATGATTTGAAGCATATTATTGATCGAATGGATAGCGATATATTTTTATTCGGCAATAATTACAAGCATTTGGATTGGTGCAAGATGCACGTTATGGAAAGCATTATGCCTGACTGGCCTTTTACTTTTAATGAAGATTACAGGCAAGTTCAGGCTTCTGCTATTATAATTCGCAATAGTGAATCTGCAAGGGATTTTGTAGGTAAATGGTTGAAGCTTTGCCAGGTCGATGGGTTTATTGATGATTCGCCAAGTTTATCGCTAAATTATCATACCTTTCAGGAACACAGGCACGATCAGGCAATACTTACCTGCTTAGCTTATAAATACGAAATGAAATTGCATTGGTGGCCGGCACATTATAACGGCGGCCAGTTCGTATATGATAAGCATCCACAATTTAGCAAAGATGATTATCCGGTAATATTTCACCACCATAGAAAAAGAGATAACCAATGGTAAGAAGAATATCAGATGAAAGATGGAAAGAGGCGCAAATAGCTGAAAGGATATGCCATAAGTTTGACCGTAAACAAGGCGAAAAGCATTATAAAAATACCTACCTGAATTATTTTAAATATTTAGATATTAAAGATTCAGATGCTTTTATTATTGAAATTGGATGCGCCGATTTCCCTGCATTGCAATGGGTCAAGTTTGGGAAGGGTATATTTATTGAGCCGATGCCATCCGACATATTAAAAGACATATCCAAAGAATTAGGATGTGATATAATTGATAAGCCTGTAGAAGAAATAGAAATACCTAAATGTGATGAAATATGGCTGTTAAATGTAATGCAGCACGTTATAGACCCAGATTTATTTATTGCAAAGTGTAAGGAGGCCGCTAAATTGATAAGGTTTTTCGAGCCTATAGATTGGCCTATAGAAATTTATCATCCGCATACATTTACTTTTGAATGGTATCAAAAGCATTTTAAGGATGCCAAATTATATAATGGCAATTTGCCTAATTTTCATGAAGCTAAATGTGCATACGGTATATGGTCACAAGTTTAAGCATAGGCACTGGCGGATTAGGTAGATTTGGCAATCAGATGTGGACTATTGCAGGATGCATGGGCATAGCAAGGGCAAACGGGATGGATTACGCATTTCCTAAGTGGCTGAATCATGATAACGTGCTATTTGGAGGTAATAGAGACGATTTTAGCCAATACTTTTATAATCCTTTGCCTTTGATACCTGAAGGTAGGATATGGCAGGAATACGGCTATTTTTGGGGCTATAGGGATATAATTTTAAAAGGCGGTGGTTGGTCAATAAATGCACATCTGCAAAGTCCTAAGTTTTTTGAGCATTGCATAGACGAAGTGAGGTTTTATTTCATGATGAAAGGCGAAGGTGAAATAAATGATTTTTGCGCTATTCATGTAAGGGCTGGAGATTATATCGACGATCCGAATGCATACCACCCGAGATGCAGCAAAGAGTATTATCAAAAGGCTATTGAAATGATGCCGAAAAATACCCGCTTTATTGTATTTAGCGATGATTTAGAATTCGCAAAGGCAAGGGTGGGCATTGATGGAATTTATTTAAGCCAGCATTATTTAGATGATTTTAGAATAATGAAGCGTTGCAAGCATTTTATAATTGCAAATAGTAGCTTTTCTGCAATGGCTGCTTTATTAGCAGATCATCCTGAAAAGATTGTAATTGCGCCCAAAAATTGGTTTGGGCCAAATGTAGATATATCGGCAAAAGATATTTATCACCCAAACTGGTTAGTAATATGAACATATTATGGTCAATCCATCTATATTTCCCAAGACATGGCAGCGGGGCGGAAGCAATGGCCCGAAATATCAACAGGTATTTAAAATCACAAGGCCATGACATTAAAATACTTTTGCATCAGGCTAATCAATATAAGATTACCGAAATGTACGAATATGAAGGGGTAGATGTATTCCCTCCTGATGAATATATTATAGATCGTTTGTTTACGTGGGCTGATGTCGTTATTTCTCATTTAGATTACAATAAATGGACTGCTAATGCCTGCCAAAAATACAATAAGCCTTTTGTTCATATTGTACATAACGATATACCTTACCCTTCAGTAAAAGATTCACCGATACCTGTAAAAGTTATTTACAATTCTGAATGGTGCGCCAAATCTTTAAATTACAATTGGCCTTCTATAGTTTTCCCGCCACCTTTGAATGAATGGGTAAAAACTGAAGCTACAGATAGGAAGTTTATTACCTTAATCAATTTGAACCAAAACAAGGGCAGCAGATATTTCTACAGCCTTGCTAAAAAATTGCCGCAGTTTAGATTTTTAGGGGTTAAAGGAAGCTATGATAATCAGCATATTGAAGAAGTATCGAACGTAAAAATAATACCAAATACCCCGGATATTCGGGAAGTTTACAAAGTAACTAAGATATTGCTTGTTCCTTCACATTATGAAAGTTGGGGCATGGTGGCAGCGGAGGCAATGGCAAACGGCATTCCGGTAATATACAATCCTACACCTGGATTACTGGAAAACGTAGCGGATGCTGGAATCTGCATAATACGACAAAATACAGAGGCATGGATAAAGGAAATAACAAAGCTGATGAATGATCCTAAATATTACCAAAAATGGGTAAATGCAGGGTTAAAAAGGGCGGCAGAGCAAACGCCTAAATGGAAAGAATTAGAAGATTTTATCTGCAAATAAAAGGCCTCCATAGAAATGGAAGCCTTAAACCTAAACAATGCTTGCTTTGTACAAAGATAGCTTTTTAGGTTGACGAATTATGGCCGATCCGGTCAACTATATTTTAATTTTACTTTAATGAATAACATTTATGAAATAAAGGTTACTGATGGGGCAGAGCCTATAAATCTTCAGACCGCAAAGGATTGGTTACGAGTTACTACAGAAGATGATGATACGATTATTACCGATCTTATAACAGTTGCCAGAAAGCGGATCGAGGCATACACTACCAGATCAATGGTGGCAAAAAGTATAGTTTTAACCGGTTACATAGATACTGCCTTTATTTTGCCCTATAGCCCTATTTCGGGAATTAGTGCGGTTAAGTATTTACAGGGTCAGGATGTAGATACAGGGGCGAATGATTGGGAGACTTTAGATGCTGATGAATATCAGATAGTAGGATATAATGATAAGCATTTTAGGCCGCATTTTGGCGCACATTATGAAATAACCTACACAACTACAGCAAACACAGATTTAAGCCTTAAAACTGACCTTAAAAGGGTTTTATTGTGGATGTACGAAAACAGGGGGGATGATACGGATTCAATACCTGACGAACTATTCAGCAATGCTAAAACTTTAAAGGTTTTAACATGGGTATAGGAGCGGCAAGGAAGGTAAAGATTGTGGTAGTAGGGCAAACTGATGGGGTTGATGGCCCGGATGTGACCGCCGACGAAGTGGCCAACCTTTGGGCGCAAATAAACACCATTACCCAAACAAGGGGCTTTGATGCCGGCAAGGCTAATTACAAAACAAGCTATGAGTTCCTTATCCGCTACGATTCGGCAATAAGTATTACAATCCGCTGCATGATTGAATATAGCAATAGATTTTATTCAATTCAAAGTATTGAACGTGTGGATCGGGTACGTGCTGAAAATAAGTTTGCCGCTCAGTTGTTAAATAACCCTGAAGGGGCATATTTGCGGATAGTGGCTACTTCACAAGATATTGCATAATGGCAGCATTGAAATTTGATATAAAGGGGTTTGATAAGCTACAGGCTAAGATTGCGGCCTTACCAAAGGATTTGCAGGAAGAGGTTGTAGGTGAAATACAGGCATGGGGTTATGAAGTAAATGCAGAACAATTGGGATTAATTAGCCAGCAAAAAATACAAGATCAAGGAGCTTTGCAACAAAACACAAAAGCAAATAAATTACCTGATGGGGTTGATTTAGTTAGCAATGTATATTATGCGCCTTATATTGAATTTGGTACAGGTCCAAAGGTCAAAGTTCCGGCTGAGTTGAATAATTATGCAAGTCAATTCAGAGGACAAAAAAGAGGCGATTTTAAACAATTTGTAAAAGCATTAGAAGGTTGGCTAAAAAGAAAAGGCGGCAATCCAAAATTTGCATTTAAAGCTGCATTAAATATTATTGCAAACGGTCAAGAGGCACGCCCTTATTTCTTCCCTCCATACTTCAGAAAACGTAAAGATTTAACAAATCGAATAAATGCTGTTATAAGCAGAGTAATATGAAAGACCCGATAAAATTTATAAAATCAGCATATTTTATGGCATTGGATGGGGCCATATCCTACAATGGCAGCACAATACCGGTATATGATGAAGAGGCCGATGAAACAGGCGGGGATTATTACATAATCATAAGCACTATTGTGGATGCAGATTTGCCGAACAAAGGCAAGTTTATGAATGATGTAGAAGTGCTTATTGATGTTGTAAGTCAGAATAATTTTAGGGTTGACCTTGTAAAGGCTATAGTTGACGCAATAACACAAAAGGTTTTAAATACAATAATACCTTCGATTAACACTACTTCTTTGTCCGGGAATGCAGATTTTCAGATAGTAGATGTAAGGAAATCGGGAAGCCAACACGTACCGATTTTAGATACAGGAACAAAGAAGATAGTAAGAAGGTTAACCCGATTTACTCAAATAATAATCGAAAAATAAAATGGCACAAATTCAAGGTTCTACAGTTACTTTGCAACTTCGTGAAAGCGGTACTACCGGCTCATATTTGAATGTAGTTTGCGAAACTACTTCAAGCCTTTCAGGTACTACTTCGGTATCTACAGAAGTCACTAAATGTAACACCCTTACAAGCGTTGCAAGCCCTACAATCACTTTTTCTGTAGAAGGTATCGCAGAAACTTCACCTTCAGCAGGTCAAGTAAGCTTAGAAATTATGCTTGGATGGTTTGCAGCGAAAACCCTTTTGGATATTAAATATGAAGATCCTGAAGGTGGTGGAACTAATTTTTATGTGCAAGGTAATGGGTACATGACCGAATTCGGCATAACTTCGCCTTCAGAGGGAAATGTAAGCTTTACAGCTTCGTTTCAATTGACTGGAACAATTGACGTAACACCATAATATGAATATAAAAGGTAAAGAAGTAAGCCTCCGATTTGGGATGCTTAGCGTAGAGATATTCTTAGGAGAGGCCGACAAATTGAGCGGCCTTTCTTATTACGGCAGCTTTGCAACTGCTAAGATCATCTATGCCGGCATGGTCAATTATTACGAGGTGAAGCAAGAGAAGCAGCCGTTGACATTTGAGGAGATATACGATTATGTAGAAAATGAAATGCTTTCTGATTCCGAGATGGTAGAGATTAAGCAGGCATTGGCTGATTTCGGAGAATGTCAGGCATTGAAGAAGAAAACAGAACAGATTGAAGCGGCAACTGAGGAATTAAAAAAAAAAGTTGATTGGCACGA